TTGGCCGGCGCAGAAGATCACCTTCGGCGCTTCGCCCGTTGTCAAGCCAGCAACATGCTCCCGCACGACTGCGCGCATCACGCGCAGTCGGCGGGTCGCTTCAGTCATGTTGATGCTGTCGGAGAGCAGGTAGGCGAAGCTCTCCACCACGGCCGCCGCCGAGAACCGGCCGCAGCGCGGGTCGCCCAAGTTGGTGCTGTAGCGCAGGGACCATTCGATGTGCGGGTCCGCCTTCGGGTTCGGCGCGAACATGACGGCGTTGCCGCCGACCTTGATCGGCAGGGTGAAGTCTTCAGCCACGATCCACCTCCTTCCCGCCCTTCTCGGCTTCGCTGGCGCTCTGTGCTTTCACTTCCTGATGATGGGTGGGGGAGGGGACAGTTACGGGCTTGCGCGTGACCTCGTAGATGGTCAGCGGCCCCTCGTCGGCGTATTGCGCCGCGTAGTGCTGAATCTCTGCCCATGCCGCAGCGCGCGGGCCGCTTGCGCCAGCCAAGCAAATGCCATCCTTGGTGTGCAACTCGAACTCGGCCTCGTCGCTCGGCACCTCCTGCTGATGGAGGACGGGAGAGGCGTAGAGCGGGACCACCGTCGCCCCATCCTTCCGATCCATGATGGACAGTTCGGCCGAGTCCTTCCTGATGAATGCACGATCCACGAAGGCACGCCCTCCCGTCACCAGCCACGCCACCGGCTCGGGCTGCTTCTGGAGGGCGGATTCGGCGATATGGCGCAGACGCTTCACGCCCGGGTGTGCCTTGAGCGCGTCCGGCAGATCGGACCACGCCTGCTGCAATACCTCCCGCATACCGAAAAGGGTGGTGTCATTGCTGGCCATCGTTCGCCTCCAGTGCGGCGCTCAGCAAACGGACGAAATCGTGCGCAGCGTGCCCGACGGACGTGATCCGGTCCTGGTACGGGTGGGCCTGGTTCGGCGACCGAGAGGCGATGGCCTTCAGAGCCGCGCGCACGATGGCGTCGCCTTTGATGGCGGTGTTGACCAGCGGTGCGGTCAGGTGCAGTTGCTGGACCTGCTTCGGATCGTCGGCTTCAACCGCAATGATCCCGGCGTCGCGCATCTGCGTCTTGTCGTCGGTGGTGAGTTGGCCGCGTGGGAACACGACCACCAGAGGGGTGTCAGCCATTGTTCTCTCCTTGAACTTCCCGCATACCGGAGGGGGCGCTCTGTGCTTTGGGAGGGGTCATGCTGCCTCCGTCACCAGCAGGTGAACGTCCTTGAAGCTCTCGGGATGCGCCGCGTGGAACTCGGAAATGGTCTCGCGGTAGTACTCACGCCCAGCGCGCACCTTTTCGGCGATGCTGGCTTCCTTCGCTGCGTCTCGCTTCACCAGCCAGGTCGTCAGCCTGTGGTGCGGCGGGATGTGGTTCACGAAATGCAGGGACTGCGGCTCGTAGCCGATCAGGTGCTCTGGCGTGTTGACGAGGGCGTAGTTAACCTCCCACTCGTCCGCATCCCACAGGACCATGTAGCCGCGCATCTGCCACTCGTAATCCTTGTCCTCGCAGGCGTCCACCACGATGGGGAACGTGGCGATGGACCACGAGGTCTTGAGGTCATGGCCGCGGCGGCGTGGAGCGTCGAACAGGTCGCACTCCCCGGTAATCAGGCCGTTATCGCGCCGCTCCTTATTCTTCGTGAGTGCCAGTCCGCGAACGGCGTTGAGCAGGGCGATGGACTCGGGCTCGCATTCGATGCCCTTTTCGAGCTGTTTGCTGCTTACCTCAAAATCCACGCCGAAAATCTCCTGTGCGGCGAGGGAGCGAATGTGCGTCTTGGCCGTTTCCGACAGGACAGCGGACTTGGTTCGCGGCTCCGTCATCAGCTTGCCGAGCGAGCTGCAGCGAAAGAGCAGGGGATCGGTGGTCATTGCCGTCCTCCCTGATCCGCCCTGGCGGCGACCTTGCGCAGCTCGCCGAACTCGCGGTTCAGGTGGCTTCGCTCCTTCGCGCTGAGCCCGCCCCACCACGCCGTGAGCTTCGCCATGCCTTCCATCGCGGCTTCCCGACCGGCCTGCAGTGCGGCGTCATCCTGTTGGCCGCCTTCGTCGTGGCCGTCGCCTGCGCGATCCCGCTTGCGCATGCGCGACTCGTCATCCTCGCCGCCGGTTGCCGTGCCGGTGATGGCAAGCAGGGACTGTCGCTTCAAGTAGCTGGCCGTCGTCTGCATGTTCTGCGTCGGCGTGTTGACGCTCAGGTCGCCGGGCGGCCCTTCCAGCTCCAGGGATTCGGTGTGCCCCAGCCTGTGCTCCAGATGGCACGTGACCCACACCCAGCCAATGTCGTTTTCAACGCCATCGGTCACGATGCGGCGGTGCCCGAACCTCTGGTCGTGGCGGAAGCTGAACCCATGACGCGACAGGGCAGGCGACAGCCGCCGGCAAACCTCGTCGTATTCGGCTTGGTCGAACGAGCCGCCGCGGCCCCGGTCCACATGCTTGGTCTTCGGGATGATGATGTTCTCGCCCCGGAACGCAGCGAAGTCCTGACGGAAAGCCTTCTCCGCCTCGCGCCGCTCCCAGCGCTCCTGCAGGTCGAGCATCTTTTCGATGCGCTCCAGGTCAGCGCCCTTGCCCAGCGCCTGCAGCATCAGCGCGGCGGGGGAAGTTTCGGCGAGCGCGAGGCCGGCATTCGGGCGCTCTTGGGTTTCGGCGACCGGCTCCAGTTCGAGGATGTGCGGCTCATTCATGCTGTTCTCCTGTTGTCAGACCCGCCCGAACCGCTCAATGCGATAGCGCCTGGCGATTCGGGCCATGTTGGATGCGTACCTCTTGGACTCGGGGTGCTCCCAGCCTTTGATGAGGAAGGCGTAGATGTAGTGGCGAAGGAAGGTCATTTCGGCTCCTTGGCGAGACCACGCCACGGCAGGCGGTGAAATGTGCTGACTAGCGAAGTGTTCATCGCACCGATAGGGGTGAGCGCTCTGAAATGCCAGTGAGTGCCATCCCAAAAGCAGTACCCGAGGTTGTCCGTAGAGCCGAATTGCCTCTGGTAGACGCCTTCACGTACCGGTTCCACACTGCCCGGAAACCATGGCGTCAGGTCTTGTTCGTTCACGACGCTTGCTCCTTGTTGACCGGCACCGCCAGCAGCCAGCGATCACCCAGCATCTGCACGGAGCGAAGCCATGCGATACGGTTTGCCTTGTTCTGCTCTCGGGACACGTATTCGCTGTTGAACAAGCGAACGGCTCGGCGCATCAGAGATGCCTTGCGTCCGTTGTCCTGGCGCTCATCGAACATCTGTACGTTCATTGGTAGTACCCTCCATTGAAGGCAAGAGCCACGATGACCGCCGATGCGATGACCAGCAGCCATCCCCATGGCCCGCGCAGGATGCGCTCGGTTTCCTCGCGGCACGCCTCGCTCTCGCGGCCTTCGTTCGGCCAGGCCGGATCGTTCTGCGCGAAAAGCTGCTGCCCGCTGATGCGCGCGCGCTTCATGTCGAGGGCGTGCTTCATACGAAATCGCTTTCCAGGTCGGCCCAGCGCTCGCCCGCTTCGGCGAGCAGCTGCTGCGCGTCGCGCTGGCAGCCGCGGCCGGCCGCCGCGTTGACCAGGATCTGCATCGCGCGCTGCATGTACTCGCCGTGCTCCAGGGCGTTCTGCAGGACTTCGGCGACGGTGGGCTGCACCCGGTCGCCATGCCGGTACGTCTTGCGCGGGGCGAACAGCGCCAGCGCGTTGACGTCGCCGGCCTCGACAGCCTTGGCGAAAAGCGACTGCAGCAGCTGCGCGTGCAGCACGCGGTCGGCTTCCTCGCGTTCGAGGTCGGAGAGGACGGCGCTCATGACGCGCTCCCGGTGGCCTTGGCGACCGCCTCACCGAAAATGTCGGCGTAGTAGTCGATCAATTCGGCGACATTGCCGTCCTTCACCGATGCCAGGAACTGCTCTGCGGCTTGGAAAAGATCAGGCGCGGCAGCGCACAGGCGAGCATCAGCAATGGCCGCTGGCGAATCAGCGTCGTCGTGAACGCACTGCAAAAAGAAGAAGGCCCCCTCGCCACATTGACCCAAACCAAAACGCTTTGCGCTGTACTTGGCAAAGGTCCACGGCCCCGGAGTGAACGTCGCCTCACTCATCGCCATCCCCTTCCATGTTGGATTCAGGCTTCCCCTGTTCCTGAACGACAACCCTTGAAAAGCTGTCGGCAGGCGTTTCAGTGCTGACGCGATAGACGATCCCGTCACGCTCGAATTCAAAGGACATCGCTTTCCTCATCGTCTTCTTCGTCCCGGGGCTCCGATGCCTCCGGGCAGCCCGCGCGATGGCCGTTGCTCAGGCACTCGCTGCACCAAGCGAAGAGACGACGATTGCGCCTGCGTTCTGCAATGGCCTCAGCTCTGAGGTCTTCGTCCGCCTCTCTCTCTTGGAAGTCGAAGATGGGCATCGCGTCACACCGCGAATGACGACCGGCGCATGGCCCACAAGCGGACCTTGCGTATGGCGATGCGCAGCACCCTGCGACGCTGGCGTGCGTTGCCGCTCGGTTGACTGCCGCTGCACCTGATGTAGTCGGCGGTGTTGCAGGCCGGGCAAGGCACATCGCCACCGCTGGTCAGCCAATCGCCGTCGCCGCTGTCCAAGTCCCACAGGTAGCCGTCAATGCAGCGAGCGTCCGGGTAAGGAGCCCCGAAGTGCGGCGCTTCGTATCCGCAAGTCATGCTGTCTCTCCTATTAGCTCTGTTGTGAGCCCCATTCCAAAGCCTCCTAGAGAGGGGGCTTCAGGATGGGGATCAGGCGCCGAAGACGATCACGCCGGAGCGCGCGCCGAAGGTCACGTTCTTGCGGGCGCTCATGTCGGGAAAGTCGGGAGAGTCGCCAGTGGGCTCGTCGTCCGTCTCTTCTTCGCCGGGCATGGCCCACGGCCGACCGAAGACGGAGAACTTCACGCCATCACCGAGGAATGCGTATGCGTAGTCGGTCGTGTGGCTGGTGTTCCAAGGCCACGGCCAACCCTGAATCGGAAGCGTCGCATCCTTGCGGCCAGCCAGCAGTTCGGCCACCGCGTTGCGAAAGTCCTGCGCGGTCTTGGCGCTCGCAATCGCCGAAGCGGGCTTCTCTGCCCACTCGTAGCCGTCCCACGCCACGCTGCCAAGCCATTCGGCGTCCTGACCATCGCCGATGTAGAAGTCCGCTCTCGTGCCCATGTCGTCTCTCTCCTTGCTTCGCTCGTTGTGAGCGAGTAGGAGGCAGTATCGTCCCACACATGGGATGCGTCAAGTCCCATAAATGGGATGTCTACAAGCGCGCAGGGCTATTCATGGGACAAAAGAAAAGCCCGCACGTGGCGGGCTTCTTTCGGAATGTGGCGTTGTGGCTGGCTAAGGCACGCGTACGGCCTGCGCGCGGCAGACGAGGGACTGCCAGCAATCCGGGATGAGCGTGGCGGCCATCGGCGGATCGCATGACACGCCGGCAAGACCATTGGCTCCAATGCGGGCCGCCTTGATCTGGAGTTGCGCGATCGCGTCGTCGCGGGTGGGCGCAGGGTCCCATGCCATCTGCCGGCATGAGCGCGCTGACACCTGCTGGATCACGACGGAACCGGGCGGGGTAGCCGGCAAGACAGCTATGTGCTGGCGTATCGCCTGTGAGCTGTCATCGACGTCAATATGTTCTATTGGCGGGCTGCTGGCGCATCCTGCCAGGACGGCGGTTACAAACAGAGTCACCAGCCTCATTTCATTCCTCCCGAAGTGAAAGGCGCTAGCTTTCTTCATCGTCCAGCAATTGCTTTTTCATTCGCACAGCGGCGTACACAGCCTCTTCGGGCCGCTCCGTATAGGCGCCGACGATCCCTGCGCGGTGATCCCTCGGCCCCAACTTCGCCACGAATGAAAGTCCCTGCAGAGTCCCGCACTCAGCGAGTTCCAGCAGCTCCCTAGTCACGGCCACGACCTTTTTGTTTCGGTGCTTTTGCAGACTCACGACCCGCATTTTTCTTCCCTACCGCCCTGGTTGCTTCTTCGATCGCGGGGCCAACCTTCGCTGACCCCGTTGCAGGTTGTACCTGCTGCTCATCTGTAAGGGAAGCGGAAACTTCACGGGACGCCGCCGTTGCGCTGTCAACGATCTGCTTTATTTGTGACAGAAACGACGGCTCTACCAAACGGGGGAGAGCTTTTGGATTAAGGTTTTCGACCAGCAACTGCCACGGTTGCACGCCGAAGACGTCGGCCAGGTCGCCGAGTGAGTCAATGTCGGTGGGGTGTGATCCTTTGACAATGCGGCCGACCTTGCTCTTGGATAGCCGGCCGGAGCCGTGAGTCCGCTTGCTGTGGAACTCGGCGACCTTGGCGATGGCGCCCAGCTCTGGCCGCGACTGGCGCGCGTCGTCAATGAGCGCGCGCACGTTCGCGCTGAGTATTTTGCGCAGTCTCGGAATGTCCTGATCTTCGTCCGACTCCGGCATCCCACGACTGTGCCTATTCCCGATTCCCGTGTATGGGATAACACCTGAGCTTGCGCGTCCCATACATGGGACGATAATGGCGGGCATGGAATCAACCATTGAGTACCTGCAGCGCAAGCTGAAAGAGGCCGGCTCTGGCGAGTGGGGCTCGATTGCTGAAAGAGTGAGCAAGGGCCTGGACCCGAAGCACCAGATCACGTTCCACACGCTTCGCAAGATCGCCTACGGCGAGCGCCCGAACCTCGGGACGATCAAGAGCGACGCCCTGAGGGCGTTCTTTCTGCGGCGCGAGAAGGCGAGGGCCTGATCCATGCATCCCTCCATCCTCCCCTCGCCTTCCCGCATTCGCATCGTCCATCGTGACGAGCCCCGTTTCTCCGCACCCGTTCGCACGACGCTGAGCGCCTTCCCTGCGCGCATGGGCGCGCGGGGCTTTTCTGATGCGTCCACTCCCCGCGCCGTTACCAACGGCGGTGCCTGCCGGCAGGTCGGCCGGGGCAGTCGGGCGCATCAGAAAGGCCGTGCTCTTCATCGTCTGCATAGGCCCTTTTTTTCGCCTGCCGCGAACCGGTTAGGCAACAGGTTAGACGGTGAGTTTTTTCTATGGAGGCACCCCATGGAAAGCCGCGAACTGCCCTTGATCGGGCGAATGGATGGCCCGAAGGCCGTTCCGATGGAGACCGTGGCGCGATGCAAGTCGTACCGCGACGCCGTGCGCATGGCATGGAGCCTGAGGCGCGTGCAGGGCATGACGAAAACCATGCTCGCACATTTTGCCGAGCTCACCCCGCAGCACGTCAGTGACTACCTAGCTAAGGACGACAACCACGGGCGACGTGATCTTCCTGCGGACGCGATCAGCCGCTTCGAGCGGGTGGTCGGCAACACGTTGGTGAGCCAGTGGGTCGCGCGGCAGTCGAACCTCACCGTGTGGGAAGAAGTGCAGGCGACGAGGGCTGCGGCATGAGCGCATTCACCATCCTCGGCGTCCTGTTCTTCTGGATCTTCTGCTGGGAGCTTGGCTACCACATCGCCATGGCGCTCGATGCGAAGTCCCGTTTCGAAGACCTGATTGGCCCGGTTGCCTACGAGCTTGAGGTGCTGGTCTCAATGCTTCCGAAGGAGGTCGAATGACGACGGCAATCGTGATCCTTTGGCTGCTACTGGTGGTGCTGGTGCCTGTGATGCTCATTCGGAACCGGATCGTGCACCGAGCCAGAACGCGGCGCATCGACGAAATCAGCGAGGCATGCAAACAGGACATCAGCCGAGGCTGCTTGGACTGCTGGAAGCGGCGCTACGACGAACTGGACTCGCAGAGCTATGACGCGATGCTGTACGACTTTCGCCGCTGGACCTATCGGCAGTTCTATCCGGAGGCCGTGAAGTGACCTCCGTCATGACCATCAACGACGTCCGCTACATCGAGAGCAAGCCGCGCGAGCCGGTGCACCCCACGCTGGGCGCATGCATGCAGTCCGCATTCCTGAAGGACGCAGTCGGCTGCCACATGGCAATCGAAGGCAAAGCGGCGGCGGCGTTCGGCGGCGACTGCATGCAACGCGATGTGATCTACGTGCACGCCGAGCAGCGCGGAGACGCAGCCCATGTCTGAGCCGATCGTCTCGCGCCAGCAGATCGCCGGCCGGGCCGCGGCAGCGGCTCGCCTTCAGGTGAAGTTCGGCGACCAGCAGGTCAACCCGTATCCGATCGGCAGCGACGCGCATGCAGCCTTCGAGGCATCGCTGGCGCGCTACCTGCACGAGTACGCGGTGCCGGAATCGGAAGCCTCGGCCTAAAGGGAGGTTATCGATGCACCAAGCACCCATCCCCGACCTCGCCGCCTGCGAAGGACGCGCCCAGCAAACCCCTCCTCAGGATGCCACGCGCGATTCTCTGCAGCATGTCCTCCCGAAGGATGAATCCGCGTCGGACGAAGGCGACTCGTCCATATCCGACTGCCAGCGCGAGGCAGCAATCGTCAACGCGGGCCGTGAAATCGAGGAGCACATGCGCGCCTACGGCGAGTCTGGCGACTTTACCGACCGGGCCGCTGCAGATGCGGCGCGGCTTCGCATGGAGGCGCTGATCCGCGGGCGCAGCCCCGAGACGGTCCACCGTCTCGAGCAGGAGAGAGGGCTCGCCTGATGGCGTGGATCAAGTTGCGCACCGACCTGTTGAACGACCCGGCCGTCTACAAGCTGGCCAGCGAGTTCAAGATGGATCGGTTCGCCATCGTCGGACGGCTCGCCGCTTTCTGGGGCTGGGCAGACCAGCATGCGGTAGACGGCGTTGTAGACGGTGCAACGTCTCAGGTGGTTGACGATGTGGTGTCACTGCCTGGTTTCGCGGATGCGCTCGCGCGTGTGAAGTGGCTGCGCATTGAGGCTGATTCCGTGGTGATCCCGAACCACGATCGGCACAACGGCGCGAACGCCAAGGAGCGCGCTCTCAAGAGCGAGCGCCAAGCGAAATGGCGCTCCGGAAAGGGTGCCGAAAAGGCCGCCAAACATGTAGACGGAGAAGCGTCTACATCACCGTCTACCAGAGAAGAGAAGAGAAGAGAAGATAAGAAACCCCCCAAAGCCCCCCAGGGGGCGGCGGAGGTTCCTGACTGGATTCCTGCAAAACCGTGGGAAGACTTCGTGGCGATGCGCAGGGCCAAGGGCTCGCGCGCTCCGTTCACGGTCGGGGCCGCCAAGGGGATCATCGCCAAGCTCGAAAAATTCCGAGCGGCGGGGCATGACCTGGCGGACGTGCTGAACGAATCGACCCGCAACGGCTGGTCGGACGTGTACGAGCCGAAAGGCCGGCCGGCGGGCGCGGCACCGTTGCTGGCGGGGGCGGTATGAGCCTGCGCCAGATTCGCACCCTGCGCCAGTCCGGCCGCCGTCCCGCGATGGTGACAGTCATCCTGGGCGAGCCTCCGAGGTGGTTCGAGGACGGTCCGCAATACGCCGTCATTGACCGCGACCCGAACGAGGTTGACTTCGGGCCGCTGGTGGAGATCCCGGTTCACGTGATCGACCTGCGAGGTGATGACGACCTGACGCTGCGCGCGATGGCGGCCATGGAGGGCGTCAAGGTCAAGGCGCTGGGAGTCTGCGGCCCGGCCGGCACGTGTGGACTCAACGTGGAACACGAGCGCGCGATGGAGCGCTTTCGGGAGTTGCTGTGCGCGACGACGAACTGATCATCCCCGATGACACCGATTTCTCGGTGTACGAACGTGAGACGGAGGCGCGGCGAAACGTGAAGTCCGCGGCGGATTGGGTGGACAGCCTGATCCACAAGCTGCGCAACCCGGATCGACGGCCCAAGGTGTTCCTGCCGTGGGAGAAGACCCACAAGCTTTTCCACTTCCGCGAAGGCGAGGTGACGCTGTGGTCCGGGCAGAACGGACACGGCAAGACCGGCCTCGTGAGCCAGGTCCAGCTTTCGCTGATTGGCCAGGAGCAGAAGGTTTGCATGGCGAGCTTCGAGATGATGCCCGCCACGCTGTTGCAGCTCATGGCCCGCATGTACGTGGGATCCGATCCGTTCGACCCGGCCTACCAGGTCGAGGACGGCATCGAGACGCTGGCGGGCATTTACGCCGGGTTCCGCGACTGGCTGCGCGGGAGACTGTGGCTTTACAACCAGCAGGGCACTGTCGATTCAGCCAACGTGATCGGGATGGCGCGCTACAGCGCGAAGGAGCTTGGCTGCAAGCACGTGTTCATCGACAACCTCGCAAAGTGCGTGGCCGACGAGGACGACTTCAACGGGCAGAAGCGTTTTGTTGACGAACTCTGCGCGCTCGCGCGGGACAACAAGGTCCACGTGCATCTGGTGCACCACACGCGCAAGCCGGCCAACGAGAACCACATCCCGGACAAGCACGACAACAAGGGAAGCGGCGCGATCACCGACCAAGTGGACAACGTGATGATCGTCTGGCGAAACAAGCCAAAGGAGGACGACGTAAAGGCCAAGGGCAGCTACTCCACCAAGAGCAGCGAGCCGGACGCCTACCTCCTGTGTCGCAAGCAGCGCAATGGCGACGACGAACCGACGATCCAGCTCTGGTTCGACCGTGACTCCAAGCAGTTCAAGGGCTTGCCTGGCGACGAGCTGATGTTCTTTCCGAACTGGCCGCACCGGAGGACTCGATGAATGGACCGCTGGGTCGAGTGGTACGCGCACCTCGCTTCACAGCCAGGTTGGAAGGAGTACGTGTGGCACCGCGTCAAGGAAATGGCGCGGGACTACCCGGGCGAGTTCGCGGAGCTGCCGGACAGGCTGGCAGCGGAAATGCGTAGGAGGTCTGATGAACAACTACCACCCCAAGTCCACGGGCAAGCTTCAACCGCTGCTCGAAGCGATGCGCGCCGACCCGAACCCGAAGCGCCTGTGGTCGCCGGCCGAATGCGCCGAGATCATGGGGATCAAGCCAAGGCACATCTGCAGTTTCACGGCATATGCGGTGCAGCACGGAGTGATGTACCGAACCGTGATCGGCAGGACTGCCTATCACAGCCTAGAGCCGGGCGAGAGCTGCCAGCCTCCGGTGAGGGCGAAGAACCGGGGAGCCAAAGCGCCGAAGTGCAAGGGCAACTACGTGCAGCCGCTCGATGACATCCGCATCCCGAAGGTCGTTCCGGGCTGGGTGCCACCGAAGATGGTCGCGCCGCGGGAGGTGAACCATGCCTGACATCCCCGAGCCCATCATCGCGTTCCTTGCTGCACTCGGCACTGTTGCCGCGGTGTGTTCCGTGGCTGGTGTCGTTGTCTTCATCGGCTTCTGGCTGATGGAGCTGGTCGATTGGGCTACGGGAGAGGGCGAGGAATGAGCGACGACCGCATCAACGTCGTCCTCTGGAGCTGGGCTCAGGCGATCGATACGCTGCGCCGCGCCGCGGAGTGGCTGCGCCCGAAGGCACTCGCTGGCCAGCGCTTCGTGCTGGAGCTGCGCCCCGAGACGCGCTCCGACGCGCAGAACCGCCTCCTGCACTCTCGCATCAACGACGTCCGCAAGCAGTGCGAGTGGGCCGGCAGGAAGTGGGACACCGAGGACTGGAAGCGCCTGCTGACTGCGGCCTGGTGCCGCACGCGCAATGAAGGCGTCGAGATGGTCCCGGCGATCGACGGCAAGGGCTTCGATGTCCTGTACCAGCGCACCAGCAAGCTCTCGCGCCGGGAGTGTGCGGACTTGTCCGAGTTCGTCATGGCGTGGGGAACGCAGCAGGGGGTGCAGTGGTGCGCGGCATCGCTGGGGCGCGATGGGTATGTCATCGATCCGCAGACGGGCGAGATTCTGGAGGCGGTGTGAAGCGGGTCTACATCAGCGGTCCTATGAGCGGAATCCCGGAGGCGAACTACCCGGCGTTCCACGATGCCGCTCGCCGGCTTCGGGCGATGGGGCTGGCTGTGGAGAACCCAGCGGAGAATAAAGCGCCGCGCTGTGGAACGTGGACTGGCTGGATGCGCAAGGCTCTGCGACAGATCGCCCGGGTTCACGGGATCGTGCTGCTTCCAGGCTGGCAGCGCTCACGCGGCGCGCGCTTGGAGCGAAAGATTGCGCGTGAGCTGGGCTTGCCGGAGTGGACGCTGGCGCAGGCGCTGCGAGGGGAGGTGAGGCTCTGATGCTCGCCGTCACCATCAAGCCCAAGACCTGCGCCCAGTGCCAGCGGGAGTTCATGCCCGCCAGGCCGATGCAAGCGGTCTGTGGCCCGGTATGCGCCGGCCGGCTGGTGCGATCGCGCGCCGCGGAAAAGAAGGTGGCCGAAAGGGTGATGACGCGCAAGCGCCGCGAGGCAGCCAAGACCCGCGGACAGCTCCAGGCCGAGGCACAGGAAGCGTTCAACGCGTACGTGAGGTTTCGGGACGCCGGACTTCCCTGTATCGACTGCGGACAGCCGTTCGAGCCGAACAAGCCGGGAGGGTCGATGGATGCCGGTCACTACCTCGCCCGCAGTGTGGCTCCGCACCTTCGCTTCAACGAGGACAACGTGCACGGGCAGCGGAAGAACTGCAACCGGCCGGGGGGAACGACTCGCTCCGCGTTCCGCGCCGGCCTGGTCGCCAGGATCGGGGAAGACCGCGTGCAGGCGCTTGAGAACGACCACAGCGTCAGGAAGTGGACGCAGGACGACTTCCGAGCCATCCGCGACACCTACCGCGCCAAGCTCAAGGCGCTCAAAGCACAACGCAACAACGAGGAGTAGGGGATGCTGATGGCGGTCAAAACGAGGGTCGATTTCCATGCTGTTGAAGAGAAGCATTCGGAGATTCATAAACGGCTGGAGAACTGGGCTCGCTGGTGCAACGGGAGCGGCGCGCCTTCCACGAGTCCGATGTTTCGGCTGTACGTCGCCCCCGCGCGGGCGCGAGGCGCGGAGCACACCTGGAGCGGCGTCAGCGTCGATAGCTTGGATGCGGCTCGCATCGCGAAATTCGTGACGCAGCTCCCCGATCCACATCGGCGCGCCTTGCAATGGTCATACGTGAAACCGATCAACCCGAAGCGGGCGGCGGCGGAACAGGGGACCACACTGGAGGGCTTGGCGTTGCTGGTTCGAGACGCCCGCCAGATGCTGATTAATCGAAAGGCTTGACAGGCGGTTGCGCGCGTGACAACGGACGGGTTAGAATTCGCTAACGACTGAGCGCAGACGCATAGGGGTCGCCCATCCATGACGGAGGCGGCGGTGCCGATAGCTCAGAACCTGAGCCCTCCGCAATGGAGGGTTTTCTATTTGGCGAGTCGTCTAACAGGCAGGACACCGGCAACGGGTTGGGAGATTCCCGGCCGGCCGGAAACGCGGAGATCGTGAACCGCTTCGCCGCCAAGTTTGCTCCGGCTGCTGCGGAACCAACCGCAAGCGGTTTCCCTGGCGAGGGAGCGCGGCTGCTGTTCGAATCAGCATCCGGGCCGTATTGGGATGCAGTCGGAGCAATTCAAGCACGGGGAACAGCACAAACCCCGATAGGGCCACAGCTAGC